CGAGGCTGTCCAATTGCCACCCTGGAAGTGGTCCACGCCGGTGGCAAGGAGGCTGTTGAGGGCATTGTTTTCATCCACGGTCCAGATCTTGAGAGTGTAAAACACCGTATTGTCAGGAGTCTCTTCAGTCGTCTCGTAGCTGAGATAGGCCGTGATCGAGCACACCCCGATTGCCTTCGGGAGCGTGAGAATCGCCCCTCGATAGTAATTGCCGTCGGTGGTGTGGATCGAGCCGTTGCCGTCCAGGTGGGTGGTCTGCGTGTACGACCGCTCACAGGCAGCATGGCAGGGTGAGGGGTGAGGAGTGAGGAGTGAGGCGAGCAAAAGCAATGCCAGCAGGAGGAGGCTGCAGGGTAGTGGGGAACGGCGGTCCGCCACTACTGCGGTTCGATATTCGATATTCTGCGGTTCTTCGGTTGGCTTTTCCTTCGGCTTCATCAATTCGCCTCCCACGTCCCAACCGCTGACTCGCACATCCACACATAGCCCTTGGTATAGACGGCGGTGCTGGCGTAGGCTTCGGTAACGGCGGCATCGGACAGCGAAGTTGTCCCGAAGGTAAACGCGCCGTCAGATTTCATGGCCGTCACGGTCCCGATTCGGAGCTTCCCGGCGTCCACGGCGGGCAGTCCGGCCAGGGCAAGCGCTGCAGTGGTATATCCCGCGGCATTGTCTGTGGCCTCGGCAACGGTGATGGTGCCCTCGTTGTCAATGTCGAGGGCAATAGCTCCATACTTGTCCTCGGGGATCACATCATCTCCAGGGACCGTGCCGTCAACGGCGGTCTTGGTGTAGTATGTGCCACCGAGATCGTACCCGAATGCGGCGGTCTTTACCTGGGTCGGGTCGGTGCCGACTGCGAGGGTGGCGCTGGAGGTGACGCCGTTAGTGGCCGCCAGAGCGGTATGACAGCGGAGGATATCGCCCCGTACTGGTTGAGCGTTTTTGATCTCGGATTTGGTGCAGTTGCCATCCAGGCACATCTTGCCGGTACCCTGGGAGACAAATCGCCAGTGCGCGGCCACAGACTGCGTTTCACCCACCATCGCTGTGAAATTCTGGCCGGCGGCCTCAAGCGGCAATTGGATCTTGACTGGCAGGAGATGCTGCCCGGTATTGTCGATGACCGTACCCGAGACCTCAGCGGCAGTCAGGGTATCGTTGTCGCTCCCAACCACCCTCGCTAAGACGATTGCCTTGTTGGTAACGGTCGCTACTCCGGTTGGGCTGAGATAGTCCACTCCGTCCATTGCTGCTGCAACAACGGAACTGCCGCTGGTCTTGAGAAGGCCAGAAAATGGCGAGTACACGTTGAGCAAATATGCCCATTTGCCCTGAGAGACAGAATCTCCAGACGCCAGCGACGGCCACAGGATGCCCATGTGGCCTTCGCCAAAGATCGGGCGATCGCGCGGAAGTTCGTAGATCGTCTCATTCCCACCGCTACTCGAGTTACCATCCGATATAAATCCATCAACCGGGGCACGAAATGCCACCCACTTGTTGCCTTTGCTGGTAGCTTCATAGAACTTAATATAACTAGGATCGTCGGTCCTAATGCTGCCTGCGGATTTGTGGGTGACGTTGCCGGAGCTGTCCACTGTGAAATTGCCGTCACCAATCACGAGGGATGTCAGGTTTCCAGACACCAACTGATCGCCAAGCCAGGAGAGGATATCCGAGACATCGGCGGTGGTCAGAGTTTTGCCACCGAACGCTCCGTTGTTGTTGTACTGGATCGAACCATTATCGCCGCCGGGTATGGTTGCCCCCTCCGCGATCAGTCGATTGATACGGGTTTCGTTGTCACCGGGGTTGTCGCAACTTCCATCACTCTTGAGGTATCCAGCGCAAGAGCCGGTCGCCCAAAGTCCTGCTATATCGGTATAGTCAGCCGCGCCGAAGGCCGCCGAACCGTTGCTTTTGACGATCCCATTGACGGCACCTGCAACAGGATCGGATTCGGCGGCCCATTCCTCCTCTCCTGCCGTGCCGGTCGATTTCAGGAACTTCCCGGTTTTTCCGGTCTGGTCCGGGAACACCGATGCTGCCGCCTGGGGAGCCTTGATGGCCACCTGGATGCTGCCCGCCGTGATGGCCGTGCCGATCTGTTGATACCAGTCCTCGGTGGCCGTCTGGGTGTAGGTTCCCGCCGTCGCCGAAAGATAGACCGGCTGGCCAACGGTCAGCCCGGTGTAACCCGCGAAGACGCCCGCCGTGGTGATCCGCACACCCACTCCAGCCCTGGCCACGGTCGAGGCAAATCCGACCGCCGGGCGCAATGCGCTGTCACTGGCGCTCGCCTTGTAGGCCTTGCCGTCGCTCGCCTTGATACAGACGATATCCCCCAGGACCAGCGCTTCCCCGGCAATGGCGGACGTCGAATTGCGTGTCTCCTTCGGCATAACGGCAGCATGGCAGGGTGAGGGGTGAGGGGTGAGGAGTGAGGCGAGCAAAAGCAATGCCAGCAGGAGGAGGCTGCGGGGTAGGGGGGAACGGCGGTCCGCCACTACTGCGGTTCGATATTCGATATTCTGCGGTTCTTCGGTTCGCATTTAGATTCTCCTTTCATGGGCTTCGAGGGTCAGTTCGGCATAGTGGCAGAGCACCTTACCGAACATCCTCGCGTCAACCCGCACCACCTGCGCCGGTCCGCTCGTCAGGACCGTGTCGCCGAGGGTCGGATCATTATCGAGAGCCGTGCACACGTCCTCGATCAGATCCTGCCAGGTGAGCTCCGTAGCGTCCTCATCCCGCAGGCCATAGATGCCGGTGAGCGTCATCCGGTGGAGGCGGCGGATGGTCGGAAAATTATCGCGTTCGACCTGGGTGGCGCTCCGGCTGACCATCCAGGCGTGCACCCGGTCGCCGTCGCCCCGGAACAGCGCGAGCAGGCGCGACCATTCCACCGCCCAGCGCTGATAGGTATGGACGTTACCGCCGCACGGATTGACGACGGCGGCAACGTCGGCAGCGATGGCGGACCGAATATCAGCCAGCGGCATGAGTGATCCTTTCGGCAACGCGGCCTGGGATCCCGGCCAGCTCGTGCGAAATCCAGGAATCGAGCTCCGTCATGGAGCGTTCGAACATATGCGCCCCTTCGAAGCCGTGCCGGGCAATCGAAATCGCCAGGCCGTAGGCCGCGCGATGGGCTTCTTCCGGGCCGAGACCGATCTTTCGTTGCAGCCAGAGTTCGAGCGGCGCGATGGGCGGGCGCGCTTTGCCAGGGCGGCGGCCCAGTTCCACCACCTCGCCGTATTCGAGCGGGGTGCCGATCCTGGCCATGAGCGACTCACCGTAACCGAGCACCTCGCCGACGATGGATCCGGCCAGGCCTGCCGCGCCTCCGACCCCGCGCGGGGTCTTCTCGCTCACCGTCTTTTCGACTCTCGCCGCGATCCGCGTGAGGGTCGCCCGGAGCTCGGCGCGGAGCTGGGCGGGCGCGCTTGCCGCGAACTGTTCGAGCTGATGAAGATTGAAGGTGATTTCGAGCTTCACGCCCGGTCCTTTCGGGCGAACGGCGGTCCGCCCCTACAGTTTCAGATCGGTCACCTGGTCCATACCGGGTGGGTCAGGTACGGTCCGTCGAGATCCAGGTTTTTGACGCCACTGGCAGCCTTCGGCTTGCCGGGTTCGACGCCCATCAGCTCATCGTACTCGGCACGGTAGCGCTTTGCCTGGGCCTCGTATTCGCGCCTCTTCGAGCTCTGATCGACAGCATCCGCCTGAATCGTCGAGTCCTGATTCTGGGCATAGGCCGCGGCCAGGATACGGCAGGCAAACGAGGCGGCCAGGGTCTGTACCGCTTCGTCGTCGGCGGCGGCCACCGTGAGCTGCCCATCGCCGTCCACCTGATGCAGCCCGGTATAGGTCACCCGAATGGTATCGCCGGTGACCGGTATGGCCGAGACGATCCGGAGATACGGCCCGGTGGGCCGGATATAGATGGTCCAGTCGCCCTTGTGGCGGTCGAGCAGATTGGCGCCAGGATCGGTCTCATCCACCGGATATTCGACCTGGAGCACCTGGCCGAAATCCGAGTCCCACGCCGCCAGGGCGCTCAGGGCATAGTCGCGGGTGCCCGTCACCGCGGCGATGTCTTCAACGATCCGGCGGGGTTTGTACTTCGCGTGCAGCTTGAGGGCCTTGTTGACGGCCTGCACGAAATGCTGGTCATCCAGGGGCAGATCGCTCCCCGGAATCAGGGTACCGATGGCGGTTACATAATCGTCGTAGGTCATGGCATCGTCCTCAGTCGGTATCACGAGTGTAGGGGCGGACGGCGGTCCGCCCCTACTGCCCTAGAAAAATTCCACCAGACAGTATTCCTGTGTGATGGTATCGCTTGCATTGGCGCTCACCACCTGGGTTTTGATCACCTGCTCGTCGGCAAAATCCGTAGTGTCCACGGCATAGTCCGACTTGGAGTCCGCTTCGTTGCCGGTCGAGATGCTGCCGATCACCTTCTGGTGAGCCAGATCGGTATATTCGGTGACCACGAAGGTGGCGACCCAGTCGCCGGTGGAGGCTGAGGCGATGCTGTGGGTGATGATCGCCGCGTCGTCGACATACAAAATAACGGATTTGCCCGCGTTGGTGCCGGTCAGGGTGCCACCGCAAGTGAACTTGACCGACCGACCGGCGGCGAAGGTCCCGGCCGGCATGGTGATGCTGGTGCCGTCGGTGGTGGTGTTGGTGGCGGTATGCGTGGTGGCGTCAACGTAGGGCGGGCGACGCTGTTCGGCGCCGAAGTCGAATTTGACGTAGGTGGCCGACGTGGCGAAACCCACCTGCTGCGACCAGATGGCGGGCAGGGTCTGGGTAACGTTGCCGTCGGTATCGAGGTAGACCGGCGCGCCCTTGGTCAGCCCGGTATAGCCCGACAAGATGCCCGAGGTGGTGATGGCCACCCCGTTGCCGTCGGTCGCGGCCAGCGATACCACGCCGATGGCCGGGCGCAGCGCCGGATCTTGCCGGTTGGCCTTGTAGACGTACCCGTCGGCGGCCTTGATGCAGACGATATCCCCGACCGACAGGTCCTCACCGGCCACCCCCGAAGTGCGGATGAACGAATTTTTGAGCACGATGGCCTGAGCGGGCATGACCGCCAGGGCCAGGAACCCGAGAACGAGCAGCGCCAGGATGAGCGCTCGATTGCTTGCCTTGCAGAATCCTTTCATGTTCACCTCCCATGCGGTGCGCCGAAGCGGACGCCGGTCCGCCCCGGCAGAAATAGTCCTAGGTGACGATGGCCTTATAGCCGCTGCGGTAATCGACCACCGTCCCGGCATATTCATGGCGGATCTTGTAGCGGATCTTGTCCGCCACGAAGACCTGCTCGGCCTGGGGCGAATCGGCCAGGAACATCTCAGGTTCCTGACGGCCGTTGAGGTAGCCCATCTCCACGATATCGACCGCACTCGGCGGCAGGAGCAGGCCCCAGTCGTTGGCGTCGGTCAGGAGGCTCACCATCTGCCCGCGGATTTTGCCCTTCATGGGGTTGCGGGTTTTGGTGGTGAGATCGTTCGACGCGTAATAGTAGTCGTCGTTGACGATCTGCTCGGCGGTGGTCATGAGATCGATCGGGTAGACCAGCACCGGCATGGTGCCCGGATTGTCGAAGAAGCCGATCCGCTCGCCCGAGTCCTTCTCGGTGAACTTGGCGAGCACCGTATAGGCCGCCAGCACGTAGGCATTGGTCATGGCGTTAGCGCCCAGGTTGCCGTGGGGCGAGGTGAACCAGGCGGTGCCGTCCGAGCAGTTGCCGTTACCGGTCCAGAACGCCCAGACGTACTTGGCGTGAGTCCGGCGGGCGGCGCGGCCGAGGCGGCTGACCATGCGCTGCACCAGGGTGATATCGTCATTGATGATGAGCTTGCGGGTAATCGTGAGAATGTTGCCCTTCTGGAGGAGGGCATAGGTCGCCTCCTCGTCCGTGACGGGCGTGATTTCCTGGTAATCGGCGATTTCCGGGTTGACCTCGTCAAGGTCGCCGTAGTAGCCCGCCATGACCGCTTCCTGGGTGCGAAAATCGCGCACCGGCTTGCGGATCGAGACGAGCAGCTCCTCGTGAAAATTCGGCGCCACGTAGTCGGCCACCAGGCGGCGGGCGAGGGTATTGCCGAGGGCGTAGCTGAACGTGGTGCTATTCATGTCCTGTGCCACGCGAAATTCGAGGGGCAGCTTCGAGCGGTCGAAACGGCCGTTGATATCCGTATCGCCGGTCAGCATCACGTAGAGCTCACGGATCCCGGTCGGGCGGGGCAGGCCTTCGAGCGCCTTATAGTCCTGGGCCGCCCGCAGGCCCTCGAAGAACGGCTTGCCGTCCAGTCGCCGCAGTTCGGCCAGGGTTTTGATTTCGTCCGGAGTGATGGCGAATAGCTGATCGACCGCCATTTCCACCTTGTCCCGCATGCTGATGCCGCCGCTCATACGGGCCTGGTCCGGGATGTGGAAGGCGGCTTCGGTCGCGGCCATTTTCGCCAGGTAGTCGCGTTCCGAGGCGATCCGGGCGGTAAGCTCCTCGGGCTGAAAAACCTTCGAGGCAAACTCGGTCCGGATCTTGGCGCGAGCCAGGTCGGGCAGACCGGATTCGGCCAGTTCCGTCGTCAGCAGAATGCCGCAGGCGGCGCGCTGTTCGACCGCCTTGACCGATTCGGCGATCCGGGCCTCGACTTCGGCCAGGGTCAGCCCCTGGGCGGCGCGGGTGTCCGGAGACTGATCCTTACCGTTGTCGTCAGGTTTTTTGGTCGCGCCGGGGTCGGGCGCCTCCATCGCCATGCGGGCCAGTTCCATGATCTCGTCGTCGGTCAGCTTGCTTTCGTCCTTGTCCTTGAGCAGGTCCGGCCGCTTTTCTTTGATGATTGCCAACAATTTCTTCATACCGTTCTCCTGTGGTAGTCCCGCGACGGCGCGCAGGAATTTGCCTCCAGCGGCCGGCCGCGTGACCACATCGACCGAGCTCGCGCCAACGATTCGAGTCGGCAGCACCACCGACTCCCCTTCGACATCGAGGTCATAGCCCCGAATGCGGGCGTCAATCGAGAGCCCGAGCACATCCGGGTGACCGGCCGCCGCCCCCTGGGCGAGGGTTTGAGGGAGCCACGCATGCTGCGCGAAAAATTCGATCTTGCCCTTGATGCCGACGCCCGCCTCGAACCACTGTTCCCTGACCCAGCCGACCTTTTGAGCGGCCAGGTAGCGCTTGACGTCTTCGAGAGCCGAGCTGTCCTTGATGGGCAGGTGAGTGAAAAAATCCTCCGCCAGCTCATAGGCGTTGATATCGACGTCGGCGAATACGCCGTCCGCCGCCGCCTGGGCCAGCACTTCCTCCGTCCAGAAAAAGCGGGGCGAACCGAGCGATACCCCGGGGGCGATCAGCACCGCCTCCCAGACCAGGCCGGTGCCGTCCGCCTGGCGAGCGTTGCCGAAGGCCCCGCCGAGATCCGCGCGAAACCGCAGCAGGGAGCCGCCGTCGTCCTCGGTGCTCTGATCGGCCAGGCGCGCTTCCAGCGCCTTCCGGAGAGCATCCGAGCGGCGCCGCGTCAATTCATCGAGCAAGCGTTTTTTCTTCACGTTGTCACTCACTTCCCGAGCGCGGCGCGGCGGGCTTCGAGTTCACGGTTGAGGCCGGTGACCTCGATTTCCGTCAGCGGCACGATTTTGGCCGCCCGCTCGGACCAGACCACCCGCTTGCCGCCGTGGGTGAGCAGCACCACCTCGCGCGTGTCGGGATCGACGCTGCTGCTGAGCAGGTAGGCCGGGTCAATACCGTAGGCCTCGCAGGCCTTCTTGGTCCGTTCCTCGATCTTGTTGGGCTGTGGTTCGTTCGCCATGTTGTCTCCTTTCGCGATTAGTCCCAAATCGCCCGCGCCTGGTAGGGTTGGGCTTCGTACTGGTCGGGCAGGCTCTCCCAGTCAGCCAGCGTCAGGACATGCACGCAACCGCAGTTGATCACTTCGGCTGCGGACAGGCCCGGAGCATGCGGGTATGGGATGCCGCCCGGAAAGTTTTGAGCGACCGGCACCATTCTCTGGTGCAGGGCCGCATGGTGAGGCCGGGGATGAGCCTTGCCAGACGCAAGCCACTTCTTCTGCCAGGGCAGGTCCGGATTCGCTTCGACGGTCTGCTCGATCCTTGCCTCACGCGCGGCGCTATTCACACGCCCGAGTTCGGTCCGGGCGATGGTTTCGGCTCTCACCGCGACAGTGCGGTAGACGCCTGGGTCATCGAGGTTGCGGCCGATCCCCTTCATGACATCGAACGGGGTCTGCTGCCCGAGAATACCGAGGGTCAGCTCCTGGTTGATCCGCTTGATCGCGTCTTCGGCCAGGCCAACAATGAGATCCGCCGAGTAGCCCTGCATGACTTCGAGAGCGCTGATCGAGATTTCCGGCAGCGTGGCGCGCAGCCCCACATACGCCAGGGGCCAGTCCACCAGATCGATCCCGGCCGACCAGAGGTTGGCCTGAGCCGTCGCCAGGTCCGCCGCATAGCGCTGCTCGAACACCTGTATGGCCGTCTTCACCGCCTCCTTGAGCTGCGGCAGGTAGTGAGCCTGCCATTCCGTGGTAGCCACCCGCGCTGCCACGGTCTGCTGGGATTCCCGGAGGAGCTCGCGGACCCGCTCGACTTCCGCCTCGGTGAGCTTCCCGACCCCCTCGATGAGAGCCTCCAGCTTCCGGTTGTAGGCGCGCTCGCGGTCAGTCACCGAAACACCCATCCACGAATCATTTCCTCGCCAATCGTGCCAGGATATCTTTCACCAGCGCCTCCCTGGCCGCGTAGTCCCTGGTGACGCCGTCGGCATTCACACCATCGCTGTAGATAGAGTTCTTGGCCGCTTCCTTGATCTCGTTGGCGGCATCGATATCCACCCCCACCATCTGGGCAATGGCGGCGAAGAGAGTGGCGGCGGTATCGTCGGTCAGCCAGCGCTGGGTGACGCCAATCATGAGCGCCTGGGCGAGCTGCAGCAGGGCGCCGACGATGTCTTTGAGGTTTTTCGATGTCATTTCCGGCATATTGACCTTGAGCTTGTAGCGCTCGCCCTTCGGTTCGACCAGGCTCTTTTTTAGGACGGCCTGGTCGAGTTGGAACCGGCAGAGATCCTCGATCACGAATTTCACGTACCGCTGGCGACTGGCGAGGTCTTTGAAGGTGGGCTCGCCCATCAGGTCAGCCTCGGTCTGGTACGCCTTCCCGCCCGACCCGAACCACGAATCCGGCCGGTTCTGGGTGGCGGCCAGATAAGAGCGCGAAAAGTCGAAGAAGGCCTTGCTGTCCTGGTTCTTCAGGTCGGGAGTTACCGCCTGCCAGGTTGCCCGTTCGTTATGGGCGCGGATGGATCCCGGCTTCGGGGTGGGCGTGTTTTCGAGGAATTTGGCGATATCTTCGTCGGTGGCTCCCTGGAGCATGACGTCCCAAATGAAGGATTTCATGAACCGCTG